GTTCGGAATGCTCGTGCAACTCCTAAAGGAAGCAGGCTACAAGTGACCGGACCCCTAGAGTATGCGATCTTCATTATCGGATCGCTACTATGTGTGGCTTGGGGAGTTCTCAAACTAGCCATCCACGTATTGCGCAAGAAATGAGAGTAGGCGCTTTCAATGATGACGCTAAGGCTCTCATACACGAACGTGCCAAGGGCCGCTGCGAAATGTGCGGTACACGCGCCGAAAGCGTCCAACTTCACCATCGACAGCCAAGACAGATGGGTGGCACTTCTTTGCCTAGCGTTGGGGGAGCAGACAATGGACTGTTCCTGCACTCACGCTGTCACGACATCATTGAATCCAACCGTTCGACCTCCTATCTGAACGGCTGGCTAGTCAAGAAAAGCGAGGACCCGGCTACCGTGCCGGTGAAGATGTGGGATGGGTGGCAGTTGCTCCACCCTGACGGTAGTGTTAGTCCTGCATCTCCAAAGGTGGCCTGAGTGGGGGACTGCTTGGGGAAGAAAGTTCCCCACTCAGGTCTAGGAAACTTGACAGATCGACACGCCTGTGGCGCTTCAACGGGGGCAGCATCTTGTTTGTGGCCCATTTGCGTGCCCAGTAGTTGATGTGCTTGGAGTTAATTCCAGATAGGGCTTCAGCGTCCTGCGAACTGAACTTGGTCCGCAGATCGTAGGCCGCTTCATTTCTAGACCGGAGTATCAGATTGGCTGCGTCCTTTTGTAACTGCTGGAGATTGCGGAGTCTGGCCGTGGTGTCAGAGTCGTGATTGATGGAGTCCACGAGAGATTGGAGTTGCTCATAAAACTTTGTGTACTGAACGGCCATTTGACTCAACTTTCGGTATAGTGTAGGCTACGATCAAACAGTAACGAACAGGAGAAAATAATGCTAAACGATTACCAGTACGAGCAGTTGCTCAAGCCGCTCAACCCTAGCCGGGTAGCCAAGCGGCAGCAGGCAGGACGTAACCTGTCCTACCTTGAAGCGTGGGATGTCAAGGCCCACCTCAACCGGATATTTGGATTCCTCAACTGGAGCGCAGATGTCATATCTGCCGACATCGCTTTTGAAGACCAGAACGAAAAGGGCCAGTGGCAGGTTGGCTACAAGGTTGTGCTGTGTCTCAGGGTTAACGGCGCTTCCTACACTGAAGCCGCTGTCGGAAGTGCCAGTCTCCCCCAGCGTGGAGAGGCTCACGACATGGCCGTCAAGACTGCTGAGTCCGATGCACTCAAGCGTGCCGCCATCAACCTCGGCACACAGTTCGGCCTGTCACTCTACGATGACGGCTCCATGAAGGATGTAGTGGGCAAGACCCTTGACCGTGGCCCAGTAGAAGCCACCACGGAACCTGAGCCGGCAATTGCAGACAGCGACGGCACAGAGGTCTGGATCGAAGAGATGAAGTCAGCAGTCCACACCGCTGACATCGAACTCCTGCTGGACATCAAGAAGCGCATGAGCAGCGAGGGCGTCACCGATTGGGTGTACCAAGGCGTCACGCTATCCAAGTGGCTAGACAAAGCCATCGCTTCAGCAGGAAAGGCGGCCTGACATGGACTACGGCATGGCAGTCAGCGCCGCTCTCACCGCATACATGGACAACAGCGACCGCTCTATCCAAGCAAGCGAGGGAAGACTCGGCCCAAGTGACATAGGGTTCTGCCGTCAGAAGGCAGCCCTTATGACCCGTGGAATTGAGGCATCAGACTCAAGCCCCAAGTGGGCAGCAGCGGTAGGAACCGCTATCCACAACTACGTGGAGACAGCCATCAAAGAGATGTTCCCTAACTGGCTCCTAGGGTCCATAGACGACCTGTCAGTCACGGCCACCCTGCCATCGGGGGCGGAGATTAGCGGCCACCCTGACATCGTGATCCCAGCAGAGAACACAGTGCTGGACATCAAGACAGTGGACGGCTTTGAGTGGATTAAGCGAGAGGGAACCAGCCAGCAGCACAAGTACCAGCGGCACCTGTACGCCCTTGGCTGCATTGAGTCAGGACTATTCGATGACTCCCAGCCCGTGTATGTCGGCAACATCTACTTTGACCGCAGCGGAAAAGAACAGACCCCGCTAGTGGTAGTGGAAGAGATGGACCCCACGCTCACTAAAGAGATCGACGCATGGATTACCGATGTCATCTACGCAGTAAAGAATAAGGAAGATGCCAGCCGGGACATCCCAGCAGCAGTATGCGAACGCATCTGCTCACACTTCACAGCCTGCCGTGGAGCGCTAGACGTACACCAAGGTTCCGTTATGATCGAAGACGCCGAAACACTGGCAGCGGTAGACATGTACACGGAAGCCAGAGACATGGCAAAGCAAGCCGACCAGATGAAGAAAGAGGCATCAGCCCGCCTCCACGGCATCAACGGCAGCACCGGAAACTGGCAAATCAGATGGGTAGAGGTACAGCCCACCACAGTGGACTCATTTGAAAAAGCCGGGTACTCTCGCCTTGACGTCCGAAAGGTCCGCTCAAGATAAGACTCCCTGAACCGCGCATCCCCCCGTCGCGGTCAGGTAGAGGGTGGGGGAGGCTTTTCTCTCCGGTTCGGCCTCCCCCACCACCCCTTATAAATGGACACGATGTCCACTTAGGAGAAAACAATGAGCGAAACCATCAGACAATGCTGGGCCTACAGCGCAGACGGCGCACGCTGCGAACACCCAGCAGGACACCCCGGCAACCACCTCATCAGCAAGGAATGGGCCGACGACGAATGCTTCTCCCCCATCAAACACCAACTCCCCAAATCCCAACCCGGACTTCCTGTGACAGATACGTCGGTCGCTGCCAGTCCCACTGAGCCTGCCCCTATGGGAAAGTGTGCGGCCTGTTCCCACAACCACAAAAGCGGCCCCTGCAAGTGCGGCTGCTACGAACACATAGGTTAAGTTTCACGTGAAACGAGTAGCGTTCCTCACCCGTGACCTCTACGGAGAACCAACCAACTTCTCCCCCGGAGGATGCGCTTTCTACCGCTGCTACCTCCCCATGGCCGTCCTAGGAGCAAAGAAAGCCAGCCTAGGAATGCCCGTATACGATCCGATACGCGGCTACGGCGTCATGGAAAACAGCAAAATAGGCATGTACGGATTCGACACCATCAGCCTGAAACTCATCATGGACCGGGGCACCGCCCAAATGATGCGCCTAGCCAGAAACAACGTAGGCCAAAAGTTCGTCATCGACATAGACGACTATTACAAAGGACTAACCCCAGCAAACAAAGCCTACGAACTATCCAATGAGGAAACCAACAAGAAAGCCAACCGCGTCTTCTACGACGAGGCAATCGCTGAAGCAGACCTCCTCACCGTATCCACACCCTTCCTCCTAGAACACCACTCCAAAACCCACCCCAACGTGCGCTTGATCCGCAACGGCGTCAACCCAAACATGTTCGACCCCGTAACCCAAAACACCAAACCCGTCATCGGATGGGCAGGATCAACAAACTTCCGCAACAACGACCTAGAACAACTAGCGGAATGGCTACCAGACTTCCTAGAGGAACACGACCTGATGGTCCACCACGCAGGCCACTCGGACAACAGCCCCGCGTTTCACGCTGTAACAGGAGTGAACCCTGATCGGGTCAGGACGACGCCGCTCACCCTGATCACCCACTACGCCAGCGGATTCAGGTTCGACATCGGGCTCGTTCCTCTCAATGACATTGAGTTTAACCACGCCAAGTCCAACATCAAAGGACTGGAGTACGCGGCAGCGGGAATCCCCTTTATCGCTTCCGATACCCCTGAGTACCGTCTGCTGCACGAAGCCGGTGTTGGACGTATCGCTCGTACTGCCGACGATTGGCGACATAACGCAGAAGCCCTACTGTCGCTACACACAAGAAGGTTAGAAGCCAAGCGAATCCGACACACAGTGATAACCGACTGGTCAATAGACGCAAGAAAGCAGGAATGGCGTGACGCATACTCTTCCTTACTTTAAGAACTGGCATGAAGGCAAAGACATCTACGTCCTTGGGTCAGGGGCAACGCTCTCCCATATTAACCCGTCATTTTTCGCAGATAAGGTCGTTGTAGCGACCAATTATGTAGCGGAACGTTTAAGCCTGTACGACAACTGCGATTGGCTATACACACACGGCCACTACCACGCAGAAATGCTAGTACTAGCGCAAAAATATCCTCAATGGTTCTTTGCCCCCCAAGGAGACAGAGGCTACGCCGGACAACCCCCAGCGGATGCTCCCAAAAACATTATCTTTTACGAACACAAACCAACTGACTACAACTTTGAACCTGACGAAGCATGGCCTGATAGCCCCAATGCCCTGATCGTAGGAAGCACAAGCATTCACGGGTCCATGCACCTAGCCGCCCACATGGGAGCCAGCACAATCATTCTCGTTGGCGTTGACTGCGGAATCCTAGACGGAGAAACCAATCACGCCGGTCATCAACTAGGCGATCTCGGCAGCACTAGCGCAGAAGACTGGCTCAGTAGATGGGAAATACATCTACGCAAGATGAAGCAGAAACTGAAAAAGGAATACCCCGGTCTAGAGATTTACTCTCTCAACCCGTTCCTTAACCTCAACCTTGAAGGACATAGGTGGGAAGGCACTACCGCTTGATCGTGGCCTTCAACAGCCAGCGCCACTTCTTGTGCATGTTGTCCCGCTCAGCAAGGAAGTTAGCAATCCCCTGCTCGTTCTCGTCTGATGCCAACTTGAAGCACTCATCAATGCACTCAATGAGAACTTCATTAGCGTCATACAGGTCAACGCACATAGCAATAGGGTCAGTGGAAGTCTTTACGTCAGTCACTTCACGCAACTTGTCAAACGTGGGCAGTGTGAACGGGGCATAGCCGCCAAGTTTGCGGATGTCCTCAGCGGTTGGATCAATGGACGAATAAACGTCTTCATAGATTTCCTGAAAGAACTCATGGAACATGGCAAACATGGGTCCTTCCACGTTCCAGTGGAATCCATGAGCCTTGAGGTACATGGCTACCTCATTGGATAGGAGAGTCTTCAGACAGTCCTGAAGGTTTGTCTCTTCCTTGACTTCCTCTGCCATAGCCATCCTTAAAGTTCCCTGTCTGTATCAGCGTACTCTTTCATGTCTTCTCCGTAACAGACCTGACAGAGAAGTACCCAACCGTACCTAACTTTAGCGCCATTCGCCCCGCACCGGTCACAGCGGACAAGGGTTTCGTTACTCATCTTCCAGTTCCGAATCCACCATCTTCCACGCATCAGTTTCCATCATGGAATCAATGGTTTCCTTCCACATCTGGACCATGCGCTTAATAAGATCATCCGCTACATCTGGGTACCATGAGGCACCTTCAGCGATCAGTTCTACCTTCAGTTCACCGTAAGTGATCCGGGCAATAAGGTTCTTGTTAGCCATCAGTCCTCATCCCAAACGCTGTCCGCTATCCCTGCATAACCAGCAATATCCGTGTAGTTATCGCTCAGGTGGCTGACCTTGGCGCGAGAGCACTTCACAAGGATCATGCACATGGCAACATCGTGAGCCGTAATCGGCATCTCAAGATAGGAAGACCACAGATCAGCAGTCCGCTGCATGTTCGCTGTCGGGTCACCGTAGTTCCCTGCCCGCTCAGCAACGATGTCAGTCATCGAGCCACACCTGATACTGGGCAGTGACTCTTCCACGTTCTGGGTCGATGAAGTGAAGTCGCTGGCTGGGGACGGCTGAGGAGGCAAGTCCGACTGAGGCGTAGCGGTTGTCGGATTCTGTTGATCCTGTCCCGTAGACCGCTCCTGCTCCGTCAGCGAGGGAGGATTGGTAGTGGGTGTGGTAGTGGCCGACGTATACGTCACGGAAGTCCCAATTATAGGAACCTGACCGCCACCGGTTAACGTGGTTGACGATGGTGTTACCACTTGCGTACCCGTTCCTTCCAATCTCGTCACCATGAATGAGTAGTGCCCTGTAGTTTCCGATCTGGACCCGCTGGATGTCCTCTGGGCAATCCTCCCAGACGAGTCGCTTCTCCCCTGACGACATGAGTATCTGTCGGGCAAGTTCATACGTCATTCGGTCAGCGTTGTCCGATTTGACCACAGCGTCCCGCTTTGACCCGAGTCGCCCGTGATTGCCCCACTCAGCGACAACATTTACTGTCTGGTAAATAGACAGGGCACGGCGGACGACCTCTACGAGGAGGTTGGATACGGTGACGAACTGGCCGAATAGGGTGGCGTCGATCTCGTATGGCTGGGTGGGGAAGTTGAACAGTCCCTCAATCATGTCCCCGCCGAGGAGGATGTAGCAGTCTTCGACTGGGTGGGCGGCCCGCTGGAGTTCGGTGATCTTATGGGCCTTGTCCACAAACCTGTGGACGCGCTTGTGCATAACCTCAGAATTGTAAGACGGGGTTACTTTCGCTCCCTGCCAGTCCGTGAGATGCCACAAAGCGGCCTCTGAAGGGGTCTTACGGCGCTCTTTAGGCGGGGGAGGTATCTTTCCTAGGGGGCGGACAAAAACAGCGTCCCTAGCGGCCTCTATGACCAGCGAGGACAGATGGTCTGAGCGGGACTTGCTGGCAGCCAACTGACGCTGAGTCCGAACCAGAATGGAACGCAACTCTTCTATTTCCTGCTGGCTTGTCAACTCCTGCTCAAGACTCATTTCTTCACACAATCACTACGCCTATGCCGCTGCACCTGATACTGAGTGACCTCATGCCCGGACTTCTTTAAAGCCCGAGCGATAACGGTCCCGTAAATAGACAAGTCATCTAGAGCGGTTTGAAGGTCGGCCTTGTCCTTGGCGTCTAGTTCAACCAGCAACTTGCAGATAGAGCACTGTGGACCTATGTGGCTGGAGTCCTGCTCAGAACGAATGCTGTCTAGCAAGCCCATGTTTCCTCCGTAGGTGTGATCCTAGGGAGAAATGTACATCAACGTTACTCAAGTGATAACACTACACGCTAACTTACAGCGGCAAGTAGACGAACAGTTACTTCGGGCGGACACCGTTCTTATCAATATGAAGCCGCGCAACAACCTCATCAACGTCCTTCTGTTGCGTGTTGCGCAACGCGCCATTCTTGTGATCCCAACTCTGGGAAAGTTCTGTGTGCATTTCGTCTACTTTGCCCCACTTGTACCCATTAGCGAGGACATGGTGACCATCAGCGGTCACATACCGGGCCAAGATACGCTTTAACGTATCAACCTCAGCCTTCGTCATATGAGCCTTGTCATCAGCCTTCAGAACGTCATACCGGCAGTCAATCGCTGTCCCAGAAGCATGATTTGAGAAACCGTTAGCGGCCCGAGCAGCCCGATAATTCCAACCATCCAGCGGCCCCTTATCCAACTTCAACCGGGGCGGCATCTCCTCATTCCAATCCGCTAAGAATGCAGCAAAAAGTGCAGCACATCCCTTAGCCAAACGAACCGTGCGCTTCGTCCCCGGAACCGTGATCGTCCGCAACTTAACCGGAGCCAACGCCGGAGGAACAGCGAGCCACCCATTAAGGCTAGTTCCCATCAGAAACATCCGGCGTAATATTCCCCAACGCAACCGCCGGAGTCAGGATTGCACCAATAGCGGCGATGATCAGCGGTGCCTTATCCCCAGACACCACCCCATACGCCACCAGCAACGGCACAGCAGCAAGAGCGACCCGGTACAGCCACATACGGTTCTTAGCCTTAGCCAGCCACTTACTCATTCGTCCGCTCCAAATGCCACTGAATATGGGTATCAAGTTTATTCTCAATACGATCAACCGCGTCCCGCAAAGACTTCCCCGAATTCGGCGTCACCTCATGCAGAACCCTGCTTACACGAACATCAATTAGCCAGAACAACACACCAAAAACAGCAGTAACAATAGCGATGATCGCTACTACTTCTCCGGGGGTATCCAACCAATCGGGCATGACAAGTTACTCAGCCGCTGCTTCAACAACGGGGCTGACGAACTCGTCCTTCTCCGCGTCGTAACGGTCCCCGATCCCGGCGTACTTCCCGCGCCTCGCCCCAACATATGAGGTATCCAGCCACTTACCGGCGAGACCAATCGAGTTGCAGTACGCCGTGACCTCAGCATCGTTATCGTTGCAGAACGGAATCACAATCACCTGCTCAACAACACCGTCCTCGTTGACCTTCGCAGCGTGAGCGTTATGGAATGGCATAACTGTTTCCTTTCTTAGGTAGTTTGGTTGATTGTTTTAGTTAGATTGCCCAGCGGATAATAATTACGCCCGAAGCACCATTACCGGGGCTGTTGCTGCTATACGCGCCACCTCCGCCACCGCCGGTATTTGCGGTGGCGTTTGTCCCAGTTGTAGTACCGCCGCTTCCACCGCCCCCAGTCCCACCCGCGCCGGGTGAACCAGAGTTGCGAGCGCCTCCACCACCACCGCCGAAATAAACGCTGGAACCAGAAACAACTCCTACTGCCAAGGTTGTAGCCAGAGCCGTGGGAATAATCGTTGATGCATACCCGAGTCCTCCTGCTCCACCTACGGAAGTTGAACCGGCACCGGCTCCTGCTTGACCAGCGCCACCACCGCCACCCGCTCCGCTTGACGCATTTGCGGCTGTTGTATCCCCCTGACCACCCGATTCTCCATTTGGACCTGTACCTGATCCTGCGGTGTAAGCACCAACGTCTGTGGTTCCCGCTCCTCCTCCACCAGAGCCACCCCGCAGTCCATTGCGTATAGAACCGTTGGAAAGTAAACCTGCGCCGGTGCCCCCGCCTACTGCTTGCATTATGCGATTAGTGCCGCTGCTTAGCACAACAGCGCCACCAGCAGTAGAACCAGAAGTACCGCCTGCGCCCACCGTTACCGTGTACGAGCCAGTAGGCAGATATAGTGGGACGCCACTTCGAACAGTGTCAAAGATGGCACCGGCTCCACCTCCACCACCGTTGACTGTTCCACCGTTTGCAGCCATTCCTCCGACTCCTCCTCCACCCACAAGAAGCAAGTCAAAGAACCCCGGAGCAGCAACCGTAAACGTCCCCGAAGCAGTAAACGCCGCCACCGAATACGACTGACCGTTCACACCCGTCGTACCGTCGCCCGTAAACGAAGTAGAAGTACCACCAGAAGCAGCGGCACCAGCAGCGGTGCCACCGATAACAGTACGAACAATAACTACGCCGCTGCCACCGTTGGTTGCTGTGGTGCTGCGCGTACCACCGCCGCCACCACCCGTGTTAGCGGTTCCATTGTTACCGGCGGCGTTCCCTACACCAGCGCCACCACCACCAGTGCCGCCTGCCCCACCAGCCGACGCGCCCGCTGCTCCCCAAGAACCTCCGCCCCCGCCACCGTAATACTGAGCAGAACCAGTTTGAAGCGTATTAGATACACCAGTGCCGCCAGCGCCGCCAGCAGACGAAGTTCCTGCCCCGCCCGCTGCTCCCGCGCCGCCGCCGCCGCCTGCGCCATAACCGGGAGAGGAGTATCCGTTACCGCCAGCATTGCCAAAAGCCGATCCCGTTATCGGACCGAACGCAGTCAACGAGGTACTGACGGTTCCGACTCCGGCAGAAGATCCACCGGGATAACCGCGCTGACTGTCACCAGAACCACCACCAGCGGCTACTACCACACTGCCAATGCTTGATGATCCACCGTTAGAGGCGGTAAGCAACTGCTGGTAACCGTCACCAATGCCTCCCGCTCCAACCGTGACCGTGTACGTACCAGCAGTCAAGAAAACGCCATTCAACGGAACAACGGCACCGGCTCCTCCGCCAGACCCAGCGTATGAAGTATTTGGATGAGTACCACCGCCTCCACCCCCGCCGACAACGAGTACATCGACTACACCCGACGACCCCACCGTCAACGTGCCCGACGCAGTAAACGTCTGCACCTGATACGTCACACCACCCGAACTGTATGACGTGATCGTGCCGCCCGATGTTTGCGCGAATCGACCAGCAGAAGGAGCGGTAGAACCAGCACCCGTGAGAGTTGAAAGTTTATTGATAGACATAACTCTCCCTAAGCCGCATACCGAATAATGACGACGCCGCTACCACCAGAAGCAGAAGCATTCGTCTGACGGCTATCGCCACCGCCGCCGCCACCGCCACCAAGATTCGCTGTTCCAGCGGTTGCGTTAGTTCCGTTTACGCCACCATTGCCGCCACCGCCAGAACCGCCTGTGCCAGCGGTTCCCGAGTAGTCACCGCCACCACCGCC